AATGATACGGCGACCACCGACCCCCCGTTCCTTTTCTAACCCACAAAACACCTCAATAAGTCACGATCAGACTGGATCGAATTGATTGATTTACAAACGGGTGAGATAAGCCTAGATCACGCTCAATCGAGTTTAGGAGGTGTTCAAACACCGCGTATTTGCTCAAAACTCAATGATTTGCCGTCTAAAGGTCAAGAGATGATTGATTTTGCGACTGAGATTGGCATACAGCTGATGGATTGGCAAAAGTTTGTTGCAATTCATGCTCACAAAGTAAAAGAGGATGATCGCTGGGCTACAAATGAGGTTGGTCTGTTGTTGTCCAGACAAAACGGAAAGTCAACATTTATGATGTTGCGTATCTTGACCGGCATGTTTGTGTGGGGCGAAGGATTACAACTTGCATCAGCTCACAGACTTACAACATCACTTGAAACATTTAGACAGATTGTTGGCTTGATTGAAACACATCCGGCACTTGAGAAAGAAGTTAAGAAAATTAGGTGGCAACATGGCGCGGAGGAAATAGAGTTATTTGGCAATAGACGATTTGTTGTAAAGGCTGCTAACAATGCAGCTAGAGGATTGAGCAAGCCTGAAACAATTCACATGGATGAGCTTAGAGAATACAAAGATGAGGATGCTTGGTCATCAATGCGTTACTCAATGATGAGTGCTAAAAATCCGCAAGTATGGGTTTATTCCTCAGCAGGAGATCAACATTCAGTTATCCTAAACAAATTGCGTGAGAGGGCATTGGCATCAGCTACAACCAATGACCCGATTGGGTGGTTTGAGTGGAGTGCCGAACCAGATGCGCCGATCAACCTTCCGTCAGGCGATATTAACTGGTCTGCATTTGCTCAAGCCAACCCATCTTTGGGAATTACAATTCACCCAGATAACATTAAAGCTGCAATCAATGATCCACCGGATATTGTTAGGACTGAGTTGCTTACGCAATGGGTCGATACAATAAACAGCGCAATTGATCCGCAAAAGTGGGCAATGTGCCAGATAGATGCAATACCGTTAGATCCTGAACAACCTACATGGCTTGGACTTGATTTGTCGCCTGATAGAAAATTTGGCGCATTAGTTGCCGCCCAGAAATTATCGGGTGAAAGATTTTATGTGCAATTGCTTCATACTTGGTCAAATGATTACAGCTTAAATGATTTAGCGGTTGCAAACGATATTGCGCCTTATGTCAGAAAATACAACACGCAAACTGTGGCTTACAGCAAAAGGACAAGTCAGGCAGTTGCATCAAGGCTAGTTCCTGCCGGCATTCAAGTAACTGACATGGATGGTGCTATTTATGCCGAGAGCTGTGATAGATGGCTTGGAGCAATTAACTCACACAGGTTGCAGCATTCAGGACAAGAGGAATTAACACAGCAAACCTTGTCAGCTGCAAAATTGCCTTATGGTGATGGAAGTTGGATTATTGGAAGGCGAGCAAGTCGAGTGGCAGTTTGTGCCAGCGTTGCAACCGCTTTAGTAACTTATTTTGCGACACAACCTGAAACGGAAATAGACATACAAATCGGATAATTAGGTTATATGGTATATTATGTGCTAATGGGATTATTTGATAGATTTGTAACAAACAAGACAATTACACCAGCGGCAGATGTAACTGCATCTTACGCGCCATACAACATTCAAGCAGCTCTTGGTGGAATGTTTTACGGAACACAAACCGCAACACGCGAACAAGCCATGTCAGTTCCAGCATGTGCAAGAGCAAGAAACATAATTTGCTCAACAATTGGATCATTGCCAATTGAAACTTACAATCATTTTACAAAAGAACATTTGCGACCAACAAGATCTTTAATGCAACCAGATACAAGAATTGCAGGATCTGCAACTTATGCTTGGATTGCAGAGGATTTATTATTTCATGGTTTTGCTTATGGTCAAGTATTAGATAGTTATTCCGAAAGTGATGGCGCAAGAGTTCGCGCATGGACAAGAGTATCGCCAGAACGCGTTACTTACCAGTTAAATGCAAATCAAACTGAAATTTTATTTTATAGAGTTGATGGTGCAGAAGTTCCGTTATACGGCATTGGAAGTTTAATTGTATTTAACGGATTAGATGAAGGTGTGTTAAATCGTGCTGGTCGAACAATTAAAGCTGCACAAGCATTAGAAGCAGCAGCTGAACTTTATGCAAAAGAGCCAGTTCCTACAATGGTGCTTAAGTCAAATGGCACAAATCTTACTCCAGAGAGAATTACAAGATTGCTTGAAAGTTGGAAAGCAAGTCGAGCAACAAGATCAACTGCATTCTTAAATGCTGATGTAGAATTGCAAGCATTAGGATTTGATCCTGCTAAATTACAATTAAATGAAGCCCGTCAATACTTAGCTCTAGAATGCTCACGCGCCATTGGTATTCCGGCAAGTTTTATATCTGCCGAAACTACATCAATGACTTACTCAAACATGACAGCTGAAAGAAAAGCATTGATTGACTTCTCATTGCGACCAATTTTAACTGCAATTGAACAAAGACTTTCTATGGCTGATTTTGTGCCTAATGGTGTTGAGGTCAGATTTGATATTGACGATTTCTTGCGTGGATCTGCATTAGAGCGTGCGCAAGTTTATGAAATCCTAAACCGCATTGGCGCAATGAGCGTTGAGCAAATACAAGAGGAGGAGGACTTGATCCGATGAGTAAAACATTAAAGATCAATTTCCCAATAACACTAACCGCAGCTGATAATCGCAAGCGCACAATATCAGGCACAATTGTGTCATGGGATGAAAAAGGCATAACAAGTGCTGGCGCAACAGTATTTGAAAAAGACAGCATTGATTTTAGCAAACCAATTAAATTGCTATTAGAGCATGATCGCACACGACCAATCGGCAAAATGATTGATATTACAGCTGATGACAAAGGCATTGAAGCAACATTCAAAATAGCTGGAACAATTGCTGGTGATGATAGTTTATTAGAAGCAGCCGAAGGATTACGCGATGGATTTAGCGTTGGCGTTGTTGTAGATGATTGGGATGCAAGCAAAGGCGTTATGCGTGTTAAAGCATCAAAATTAGTTGAAGTTAGTTTAGTTGCTGATCCAGCAATTGACAGCGCAAGAGTTGCAGATGTTGCAGCTAGTGAAACACCAGAGAATTCCGAAGCAACCGCTGAGGAGCAAACAAAAACACAGGAGGACATTGTGTCAGATACACAAACAGCTCCTATCGCGACCGAAGCGGTAGAAGCTACAAAATCTGAGCCTGTGGCAATACAAGCAACTCAACCAGTTGCTTACACAAAGCCACGCTCACCAATCAATTCACAAGCTCGTTTCTTAGAGCATTCAATTAAAGCATCAATGGGCAGCCATGAAAGTGCATCTTATGTTGCATTAGCAAAAGATGAGGCAAAAAGAGTTTTAACTGCTGCTGATGATAGCTTCTCAACAAATAGTGCATTCAAACCAATTCAATATGTTTCAACAGTTATTGATACACAAATTGGCGCACGCGGTGCAATTGATGCAATCGGAACAAAGAGATTGCCAAATTCCGGAATGCAGGTTTCTGTTCCAAAAATTACCACAAATTCTAGTGTCGCAAGCACCGGAGAAGGATCAGCACCATCTGAAACAGGAATTGTTTCAAGTTATGTTGATTTGACTGTAACCAAGTATGCAGGATTACAACGCTACAGCGTTGAGATTGCAGATAGAGCAGATCCATCTTTTTATGATGCGATGCTTGAAAACCTTCGTAGATCTTACGCACAAGCTACTGAGGCAGCCGTAATTGCAGCACTTACATCAGGTGGCACACAATCAACAGCAACATCAGCTGATCTTGATGGAATTGTTGCATTCGTAAAGACTGAAACACCTGCTGCATACCTTGCAACTGGTGAGTTAGCAACACGCTACATTGCTGGAACTTCACAATGGGGATTGCTGATCGGAGCTCAGGACAGTTCAAAGAGACCGGTATTTTCAGCAAGTCAGCCATTTAATGCTGCTGGTTCAGTTTCAACACAGAGCCTACGCGGAAATGTTATGGGCTTGGATCTTTATGTTTCAAATAAAGCTGTATCTACAACAATTGATGAGAGCGCATTTATTATCGTTCCATCATCTGTTGCAATTTACGAAAGCCCAACACTACAACTAGCAACTAATGTTGTTACAAGTGGTGAGATTGAAATCATGCTTTACGGATACCTAGCAACTGGTGTTTTGGTTGCCGGTGGAGTTAGACGCTACAACCTAACCTAATAATGGTCATGCCTGAGGTTGCTCCCGATCTCAGGCAGTTGCTCTAGGGAGACTTAAAGGAGATGACATGCCAACCATAATTACCGCTGCACAGTTGCGAAGTGTGCTTGGTGTGTCATCTGCCTTGTATGACGACACTTACTTAAATCAAATAATAAATACAGCTGAAACAGTTGTCTTGCCGATGCTTGCACAATATAAGAGTTTTGTGCAAAAAACTTCATTGACAAATAATGTCGCAACATTTACAACTTTAGGAACACATGAATTTACCGAAGGACAATCAGTCGTTATTGCCGGATGCCTTAGCCCATACAACGGAACTCGCACAGTATTGGCTGGCGATCTTACAGATACTACCTTCACAGCATCGATCACAAATGCAAATGTATTGGAAGCTAATGTCATTCCATCCGGAACTGCTACCTTATCAAATGCAACAACTTATGTTGGAAACGCAGCAGTCGAAAGCGCAATCTACACAGTATCAGTAGAAGTATTTCAAGCAAGATTAGCCGGTGGAGGACAAATCGAAGGAGTAGATTTTACAGCAACTCCATTTCGCATGGGAAGATCGCTTTACAATAAATGCGTGGGTTTGTTAGGTTCATACATTGATCCCGAAGGTATGTGTCAATAAATGCCAGCCTCAACAATTCTTTCAGCAGTTCGCACACCATTAGCCACAGCTCTTGCCGGTGTTGCAGGAAATGTTTATTCATTTGTGCCTGAAACAGTAATTCCACCAGCTGTTGTAGTTGTGCCAGATAGTCCATACATTGAATTAGAAACAATTAACAAATCTACTATTCACGCAAAACTTAATTACACAATCTCAGTTGCCGTTGCCTATAACAGTAATCCTGCATCGCTGGACAACATTGAGCAACTAATAATGAGCGTTCTGGCAGTTATCCCAACCGGATATGTTGTCAGTTCAGTAGAAAGACCTACTGTTACACAAGTTGGAGCAAGCACGCTGCTAATTGCAGATGTTCGAGTTTCTACCTACTACACACAAACCGCATAAGGAGAAATCATGGCAACCACAGTAATAACCGGTCGCGATATTTCGTTGTCTTTCACAGGTGGAACAGACATCGAAGCGCAAGCGACTAGCGCAATCTTGACAAAGGTTTTAGAGCGACAGACCTATCAAACACTTGATGGCGAGGCTTACAAAACCACAAATGTATCAGCTACATTTGCACTTGAAATGTTAGCCGATTGGGGCAAGACAAGTTCAGTATGTGAAGCACTTTGGACTGCTTGCGATACTGCACCAGACACAGACATTACAATCACATTAGTAAGTGCAACAGGCGCATCATTTTCATTCCCAATTAAGCCAAGTTACCCAACAGTTGGTGGATCAGGAATGGATGCACAAACAGTTACTTACGAATTCCTAGTTACAGGTGGAGCAGTAACCGAAACATTTACCTAAAAAATAGAAACGGGAGCAAAAAATGAAGTTACCAATCACAATTGAATACAGCTCAGGCGAGCAAGCAACATACATTGCCCAACCGCCTGAGTGGGCTAAGTGGGAAAAATCAACTGGTCATACCATAAGCCAAGCAAAAGAAAAACTTGGCATGTGGGATCTGATGTTTTTAGCATACAACGCACACAAGCGCGAAGCTGCTGGAAAACCAGTGAAACCATTTGAAGCTTGGATGGAAACTATTGCCGATGTAATAGTCGGTGATGCAGACCCAAAAGTCATCCAGCAGGAAGCCTAAGCAGATTATTGGTTGAGTTGGCAATTGCCACCAACATACCAATGAGTGAATGGGTTGATGCAGACGACATTTTAACAGCTATCGAAGTATTGGAGGCGAGGTATGGCAAGTGAAACCATTGCTTACAATCGCAATGACATACGCGATATTCTCAAGGCTTTCAAAGTTATGGATGTTCAGGCGACTGAGGAAGCAAGAGTTCAGTCTGCTGCTTTGGCGACATACGCAGCTGAGGAAATTAAAACAGCAGCTAGAGGTCGAACAAAATCAGGCAAGGTTGCGCAAAGAGTTGCAGACGGCGTTAGCATCTCAAAGTCCAGCAAAATCGGTGAGTTCAAATATGGTTTCGCACGACAGAAATTTTCAGGTGGGGCTAACACGCAAACCTTATGGGGTGGTGTTGAGTTTGGATCTAATAAGTTCAAACAGTTTCCTACATATAGCGGAAGGCAAGGCAGAGGTTCGCGTGGTTGGTTTATCTACCCAACGCTTCGCAGAATTCAGCCTGAATTGATTAACAAATGGGAAGCAGCTTACAACCGCATTTTGGATGAGTGGGCATAAATGGCAAGAGATACTAGAACCTTATCGCTTAAGATCCTTGCGGATATTGATGATCTTAAGAATAAATTAAATCAAGCTGACAATGCCGTTGAAACTAACAGCGAAAAGATTTCAGCATTTGGAAAGAAGGCTGCTGCTGCATTCGCGGTCGCTGCTGCTGCTGCCGTTGCTTATGGCACTAAATTAGCCGTTGATGGGGTTAAGGCTGCAATAGAGGATGAGGCTGCACAACTTAGGTTAGCCAATGCGTTAAGGACTGCCACAGGTGCAACTGATGAGCAAATAAGAGCAACAGAGGACATGATCCTAAAGACATCTTTAGCGACTGGTGTTGCCGATGACAAACTTAGACCAGCAATGCAAAGACTTGCAGTTAGCACAAAAGATACAGGTGAAGCACAAAGATTGTTAAGCCTTGCGTTAGATATTTCAAAAGGTAAAGGGATTGAATTAGAAACAGTCGCAAATGCGTTGGGTCGTGCTCAAGATGGCAACACAACAGCTCTTGGCAGATTAGGACTTGGATTATCTAAAGCCGAACTTTCAACATTGACTTTTACCGAAGTGCAGGCAAAACTATCTGAACTTTATGGTGGCGCAGCTGCTACAAACGCAGAAACCTTTCAAGGCAAGATTGATCGCTTAAAGGTTGGATTTGATGAGGCTAAGGAAAGTCTAGGAACTGCCTTATTGCCACAGGTAGAAAAATTTATTACATTCATTAACGATGTTGGTGTTCCAGCACTTAATGGATTTATTGCAGGACTTACAGGTGATGCAGGATTAAATGCAGCCTTGTCAGAAACTCAACAAGGTGCTGCAAGTTTTGGTAGAACTATTGCAACTATCTCAGGCATAATTTCAGGATTTATTACATTCCTAAGAGAAGCAATTGGCTTGGTTGTATCACTTGCAAATGAGTTTATTAAAATAGTTAATATAATTCCTGGAGTTAATGTTGGTGCATTGCCTAATCCAGCACCATCAGCAGGTAGATCATCATTGCCAGCAGTTCCTAGAGGCGGATCAAACTTTACTTACGGCTCAGGCAACCCAGTTAATATCACAGTCAATGCAATAGATGGCGAAGGTGCTGCAAGAGCTGTGGCAGGTGTGCTTAATCAAAGCGCAGCAAGATCAGCAGGATTATTAGTCGGCGGAACAGTAGGCAGATAATGACCGCTTGGTCGCCCGATTGGAAACTTACAGTTGCAGGTGTTGATTACACCGACATTGCAATAAGCGATATACAGCATCAGGCTGGTCGAACAGATATTTACCAGCAACCAAATCCATCTTACTTGCAAATTACATTTGTGGCATTAACTGGTCAAACATTGCCATTTGATATTAACGACAGTTTGAGTTTGCAAGTCAAGGATACATCAGCTGCTTATGTCAATATCTTTGGTGGCGACATAACTGATATTACAGTCAGCGTTGGCGCAACTGGATCAAATGCAACTGTTATTCAATACACAGTCCTTGTAATGGGATCACTTGTTAAGT